CTAAATCTTTCTGTTCAACATATCTATTTGGTCTTCGTTCATACGCACGATCCATTTGGAATATACGGTATAAACCATGCGTGCATTTTTATGCCCCATCTGACTGGCTATGAAAGACGGGTTCGCGCCAGCTGAGAGCATCCAGCACGCATATGTGTGCCTTGTGTGATATGGAGAACGATACCTTATACCAGACTTTTGTACCGCCTTAGGCCATGTAAGGTTAATCGTGTTCTGAGAATAATGTCGGCTCACTGTGCCTTCATTATAATTAGGTACAAAACAGAATCTCAGGCTCTGCTTTTCAACCTTTCCGCGCTCGCGGTGGTAAAATTCAATTTCGGTAGGCTCTTTATGTCCCGTAAGCTCGAATTGCCTTTTTAAAGCCTCCAGTGCCGGTTTTAACAGTTTGACCGTCCTTAACCCAGCCTTTGTCTTGGGTGGCCCAAATTTTTTAGTTAGCGTCATTGTGCGTTTAACATGTATCTCACCACTGACGAGATCGACATCCTCCCATGCTAAACCTGTCAATTCACCATGGCGTAAACCCGTATACACTGCAAATGTCCAGAGGTTCAGATGCTGACCGTGCCAGTGCTTTGATAACTCCTGGAATTCTTCTTTCAGCAATGGGTCTGGATCAAGCTCTGAGGTCTTCAGGCTTTTTATGTTCTCAAAAGGTTTATGCTGAATATAGTTGCTTTGGTGAGCGAAGCTGAGCATTCTGCATAATTGCCCCATGAAGGCGTTAACAGTTCTGACTGTACGTTGCCCTTCGGATCTGGCTTTAAACGCCCCCTCAAGCAACTGTTTCCTATAGAGGAGCATGTCATTAAGTTGTATGTCTTCAATGGCAGTATGCTCACCAATTATTTTCGTAAAAAGAGCGCTTACCGAACGCGTTATCATCATGGTTGCCGATGAAATCTCAACTTCTTTAACAGCGTGATATGCGTCGCACAGTTCACCGAAAGTTAGTACACTTTTTGTAGGTTGCGAAAACTTTTTAAGTGCCTTGCTCTCCGGAAAACGCTCTTCATATTTGAATGTGCCCAACTGTATTTCAGCACATATCAATGCTCTCAAATTTCCCGCTTTTTTGATGTTGGAACTATTAACTATCCACCCACGCAAAACCTCTCTACAGCGAACGTTTTTGTATTTGAATGATATCCTCAGTTTACCGTTATGAATTTCCACGCCGGTAGGTAAGCCTGCCATTACGCATCCTTAATGAAATGGTTAATTTTGGGGTAGTTGTACCAGGCAAGCCCTTTTTCAGATTCAGTTCTGCCATCTGCGGTAACGTATTTAAAATGGACGCCGTTCACCCAGGACTTAAGGCGGTAGCTTTTAATCTGCCCGCTGGAGAGTCCTGTTTTTTCGATGAGTTTAGCCTCAACCATCCACTCTTCATTAAAAATTACCTGTGCCATAGTTCACCTCAGGTAACCGGCACGAGTATAAATGTGCCGGTGTGATGACGTTGATAAATCGATATCAGGCAACCTGCCCGGGAAGATTGCGCAGCCGGCGCGCACTGTTCATGGCTGTCGCGACGTAGCTGGCCCGGCGGTTAACAACTTCCACGGTTATCTTTATTCCATCCACCACTACGGTGTAGGTGGTCTTGGTCTTCTGCCTTCCGAATTCCCCGTAAATTTCCACATGCTTCGCCAGTGCTGCTTCACATGCCCGGCGTACAAGTGGCGATTGTTTGCTTCGGTTAATCAGTTGCATATCGTTACCGGGAGGGCGGACCCTCCCGCCTCCCTTAGTCCACGTATTCCGGTCTCATATCCGCCAGGGTGATGCTGAACTGATCGTGCAGCTCGTCGCCCAGGTGACGCTTTGAAGATGCGAGCACACGCTCGGCTTCCACGAACCGCTCTGCCGCGTCCGGTTCTTCCGGAGAAGGTAGGGAGTTGATCGCCGCTTCCACCTTGTTACGTGCATCGACCAGGTAGTATCGCTTAACGGCTTTGTTTTTCAGCTCGGTGAACAGTGCGGATCCAAGCGTCGCTTTAGCCGTTTCGATGTCGGCACGGACCGCTTTGGCGCTATCCACATCCTGAGCGGCCTCAATGCGATCGCGGAAATCCTGGGCCAGGGTGTCGATATTTACAGATGGCTCCTGAGGATCCTGCGTGTTTACTACATTTTCACCTTTGATATCAGCCAGGCTCATTTTATGAGCCGATGCCGGATTAATTTCCCTTTCGGTGGGCTGCTCAATCTCATCAGGCGTGTAAACGCCTAGGATCACGTGTGGGCAGTACAAGCGCGCCCAATATTTCACGCCGAGGTAGGCTATTTGCTGGTCGGGCTTTGAAACCCACAGCGGCGAATTTCGTGTAACCACCTGCGACAGGTAAAGAGGTTTATCCCAGGTGATTTCACTTTCCCCACGAAGAATTGCTCCGACTTGAACATAGAGACCTTCTTCGTCTTCATCAGTCCAGTCGCGAACGCGTTCGGCAACAGTGTACTTTCCGTTCTTACCCATTTTTTCACGGGTCACTTCTTTGGTTTTGGTGCAACGTTTCCAGTCGCCGCCGTAGCGATAATGAAAACGGCCATGGATGGCACTGGAACTGGTAATTACGGCGTTAACAAGCTGCGCTTCGTAACCCAACTGGCCGTTGACCAGGTGAGTTTTTTGCGCCACCGCGTAAGGGTTCATGCCCCACTGCATGGCTTGCATAACAATCGCCATGCAATCCGCAGGCTTTCCTGCCAAGTGTGCCGGTACAGTAACGACAGACTGGGCCATCAGCCCTGCGAAAGCCTGCAACTGACCCAGTGCCTGAACGTTGAAAATTGAGTTGCTGGCAGAGATAGTGTTTGGAGCCTGCTGCTCAGCAGTTACGATATTCATGTTTTCCATCATCATTCCCCTTATGCCTGAGTACGCAGCGCTTCGAGGCGGCGCAGGTCGAAGTCGTTCAGTTCGTCGGTGTAGTCGGCAGTGATTGGTGCTGGCCATTCACCTGTGTCGAATCCGGTTGCGATAGCGCGCATCGCTTTGCGGTACTCGAGCATGCCCAGCTCCAGTAGTTCAGCGGATGCCTCGATGATGGCGATCCAGTGGTAGTTCTCGTCTTTGTTGACGAAAATCCAGAAGAACTGGTCCAGCGCCGCGGTTTCGCAGTACATGGCCGCGCTCAGGTGATAGTCGCGGTCAATAATTTCCCTATGCAGCCGGGCGCGCAGGCTTTCCTGCTTAACGTTCCACATGCTGATGGTTTTCAGGTCTGCGCCGATACGCACACCGTCCAGGTCGATCTCGAGGTCGGGGCGCACACGAACTTCCAGGCCCGTCTCCTCGTCAAAGCCAAAGTAACTCACCTCTACGGCGCGGCTCGGGTGGGTCAGCAGCATGCCGGCTGTTGGGTGAGCCAGAAGCGCTTTTTGAATATTCAGAGCGGTGCTCAGCTGCTGGCGGGTGACCAGCACTTTTCCTTCCGGATTCTCACGCCAGGCATCCAGCAACTCGTCGGCAAAAACCGCATCTGGTTTGACTGCTTTCACGGCCTGAATCAGATCGGCCTTCGTGCCAGAGACTTTCAGCGGTTGTGGCTTCTGCGCTTCTTGCGCGACCAGGTCAGGATTGATGATCGCTAACTGCTCGAGCAGCGCGTCACGGCTACCGCTGGTTTTCACCTGCGGGGGCAGGGTGGCGTTGTACTCTTTGATGCATGCCTTCATTGCCGTTGCCGTCTGCTTCTGGTCTGCATCGATACGCTGGAAGTTAGCTGGCAGCGTCATATAGTTCTGCGCTGTTTCTTCCAGGCTAGCGCCCAGCGGCACCTGAGCGGGCAGGGTGGCGTTATGCTCTTCAAGAAATCTTTTGATATCGTCTGCGCTCAGCAGTACAGGCAGGCCGTTGTTGTACTCATCGATAAAGGCGCGCAGTGTCGCCGTAGTGGTGAATGCGCCTTCAGGGATAACCGGTTCAATGCTGAACTCTGCATCCAGCTGTTCAGGCTGCAACGCCAGCGCATGCACTAAGTTGCCCATGTCCAGAACAGCGGAGCGCTCTTTGACGATGGTTTTTTCAACGTGGCGCGCATTGAAGTACATCAGGCTGACGCGGGCGTCTTTTACCTGCGTGCTGCTGATCCCGTTCGCTGCGTGATAAACGTTATTTGGTAAACCTTCATAACGACCAGGCTCGAAATAAGCAGGGTATTCAACAGCTGGTTCATCCTGATGCACTTCTGGTTCGTTTTGTGCAGATTCTGGCTCGTTCTGGTCCACTAAATCAGGAATTTGGGTTGCATCAACCCGATCCTGGCTGGCGAGACTCGGCGCGCTGGTGGCCAGAATCTCAGCGGCAGACGACTCTACGGTAGCTGGTTCCTCACCAGTGTCAGCACTGCTTTTACCTGGCTGCAATACGACTTTGCCCGGTGACAGCGCATCACAAGTCGGTTCTTCATTACTGTTATTCTCTTGAACCTGCACATTGCTGGTGGTCTCCACTTCCGTTTTTTCTACTTCATTTGAGGCGCTCTGGTTGAGCAGGCCTTCAATGGAAAACATGCCGTTGCCCATACTTGTGATTTCCGGCTGCTCTTTCACTTCCTCAGCGCGGCGGCGCGCACCTTCTTCACGAATCCGTTGTAAATTCTCTTCGTGAGTAGTGGTGGCCATACGGTGGGTTGTTTCCCATTTCGGATCTGTTGGGTCGCTAATACCCTCGACAAATTCTCCACGTTCGGCTGCCAGCTGCTTGTCCACGTCTTCACGTGAAATAACTGGGGCGGCAGAAGGCAGCGGCATTAACTCGGTTGTGGAATTTAAATTTGTGGTCATTGTCCGGTTAACAAATTCCAGATGAGCAGCTGGCGTCTTGTGGATGTTCTCAGGAGCGATACGCACGAGATTGAAGATTGCTGTGCGGTTAACCGCCAGTACCCCCGGTTGATTGCGCAGGATGTTGCTCCACGATTTCCATGGTTCCTCTTTTTTAGCGACGATTTCCTTCGCGCGGCGCAGCACGCTGCCTGGTATTTCGTGTGGGTTGAAATCCATCGGCAGCAGGGCGCAAGCGATCTCCAGATCGAGAGTGTCAAGCGTATGGTGTGCACCTTCGCCGCGGTCGGTAACATAGCCGCCGTCGGCATTAGTACCTGAGTCAGTACGCTGCACAGCGCTGATGCGGTTACCTTTGGCCCATTCTTTTGTCAAAATTCCGCGATCGAGATGTGACGTTTCTGCCCAAACTTGCGTGAACTTCAAAACCAAAGATAGCTCGTGACGTTTCTCCATATCGAAAACGTCTCTGACGGCTCTGGTGTATTTCCACAGAAATGGCATATCCAGAGTCTGGATCTTTTCTACGCTTGCGGCTGCCAGCAGCAGGTTCTGGACGTACCCGTTATCAGTGTCCATTTCCAGCGTGCTTATTTCCTGATACTCCGCCTGCGTGAGGTGATAGCGAAGTTCATCCGACTTAAGCTGCGACAGCAGCTGCTTGCGGAACGACATCTGCACGATTGGGTAGCGCGTGTTTTCGTCGTCGCCTTCGTCAATCTTCAGATCAGAATTGGTCGTAGGAACTGCATCAGCCTCGTTAAAAGCCTCTTCGTCGACGATTTCACCAGTAGAGGTGTCAACGCCATTAACGACCGTGGCTTCGGCCATGTCCGCTTTTTGTGTTGCAGGATGCTCGGGCAGAGAAACACCAGGGATCTGCTCCCAGTTCATTTTGCCTTTATCGAGCTGGTAATAATCACAGAAGGTAAAACTGATTTCGCCTTCCGGTGGAAGTTCGTTAACAACAGGGAAATTAGTTGCGACCGCTTTGTAATAGTCTTTAAATTTGCGACCGGACTTAAGCAGTAAATAATCCAGGGTGGCATTAGCGGTTTCAAAGTCCTCGCTGCACCATAAAACTGCATCAGGCTGACCAGATTGTTTTTTTGCTCTTCGAACAAGAAATACAGGGTTCGTGTTAGTCATGACACATAATCCTCTTATTGTGTAGACTGGAGGTGCCTGAAAGACACCTCGTATTTACCTGGGGATGTCCGGTTCGCTTTGGTCGGTGAGACCGGACAGGCAGGCCCACTTCGGTGGGCTTTTTAATGGACAGTGATGAATGCACGCTCCATGAAGTTGCGCTTGTGCTGGCGATAGCTGCCGTGCCCGCTCCTTTCACCATCGTTAATTTTCACGGCCAACAGGCTGATAGCCTCGATAGCGCAGTGCGGACAGTCGAACGAGTCAAGAACATAACCCCCATCAAGTACGACGGTGGTTTCACCGTTTTCAGTGGTATGAATCAGGCCAGATACTTTCTTGTCGCAGTTGAATAAAGCGATGCTTTTGTTAATTGCTTTCAGATTTAATTCGACTTTTACGATTTCCATAAGATGTTCCTTTTGGTTTATTCAGGATGTAAGAATCCACACCAAATAAATGGCGAATTTTTATTTCAAATTACAGGGCTGCTAATTACGCTTCGTGTGCCATCTGGTCTTTTTCAGCACACTGTTTTGAGCAATACTCTTTTTCTTTACGGGCAAGATTATTGCCACAAAAATAAAGCAAGGTGCGTTTAACTTCTTTTCCCGCTTCAAAAGGCTTGCGGCAGTATCCGCATTCTTTCTTCATTTCCGCTCCTTACAGGCTTGCCGGGATCTCGCCGTTACGAATAATTCCCTCGACAGGCCAGCACTCACCATTCACGTTTTGCTCAACAGCAGCTGCCTGGCACTGTTGCTGGTTGTCATAGACATCGATAACGACATCCTGCGATTCACCGTTAAGGGAGATAACAGTCAGAACCAGTGCGAATAAAGTGTTCATTTTTTACCTGCCTTCTGGGTGTCGTTTGCCAGCACCCGCCACAGAAAACGCAGTGGGGCAGTGAATGCATTCCCGCGAACGGCCTGAATGCGTGCTGGTTTGCGTGCGTAATCAATCATGCTGTCTCCTTTGTTGTTATGCCTGTCTTTTCACCACTTCAGGCTCGGTGGATTCTGCTATTCCCCAACAGCAAGAATTTGGTTAATCTTTAATCTCCCCAACAGAAGGAAGGATAAATCCATGCTCGAAAAGCAAACCATGAAGGTTGCCTGTCCTGATTGCGGTAGCGAGATGCTCAAGCGCCCCGACGATTTTGACTTTGACACTAATTTCGTTGGCGTTAGCTGCGCCGATTGTGGTCGAGAAATCACCAAGGACGATGTTATTAAGCAAGGGACGAATGTGGTCAAGCAACAGGTCGACGACATGCTCAGGAACACCCTTAAAGGCAGTGGTTGGAAGTTCAAATAGCCCCAGAATCTCACGAATCTGAACTGCTGCTTCTGTAGCGTCTATTGTCAATTTGATAGGCGCTATTTTCATTTCTGTCATATACCACCTCGATTATCTCGCCGTTATCGCCCGGCTGGCGGAACGTTTGATACCTGCTGCGCGTTAACTTTTCCACCTCATCCCGGACTTCGTGTGCCCCGGGCGGCTGCTTCGTGGGCATCCTGCCTGGGTGGTCTTCTTGATGGAGTAATTAAACACAATGTTTATTTGTGTGTCAACATAATGAGTGTAATTTAATAAACATAAAGTTTATATGTGTGATTTTTTCAGGTTGCTGACGGATCGCAGTCAAAAAATATCCCGACACTACGGCCGGGATCTGGGAGTTCTGGGGAGGACTTGGGAGAGGAACTGGTGCCTTAAGGGCATTAAAAACCCGGCGCGGTGGCCGGGTTCATATTGAAATTATATCAGTGAGGTAATGATGGCATCATTTTTATAATCAATCCTACGCCAGTACCCACTGCTGCAAGCACTGAGCCGATAATAGCTAATGCTTGAAGTCTCATTGCGCTGTGCAGATCCGATTTGGCATTAGCTACCTCGGTCTTAACCGATGCAATTTCTGTCTTAACGGTTGCTATGTCAGTAGTTGTTGCATAGTTAGACTTGATGACGGCAACATCAACCACAAGAGAAGACACTTGCTCCTCGAGCTTTTTAATTCGCTCTTGCATATCACCTCCTCCACCATCGCCACCGTCATATGAAGGAGTATGGGGCTCTTGTGATGAGGAATCAAGCGCAGGGAGGATATCAGGGGTCACGGTTACAAGCTTAAGAGGTGACATTTCGATCCTCCTTCAGCGTCAATACATAGAAAAAGCATTCAATAGCATCTATCTGGTTGTCTAATGTAGGCATTTCATTCGAAGGAAATACACGCACATCAACTTTGTATAACCCATCCTGATCAAACAAAACATCCTTTACTTCTAAAGTGATTAAAAATACTCCCATGCCATCAGGAAGTAGGTTGGCATTGAGAGTGTTATAGAAATTTTCTGCAAATTGTGTTTGAGTTATCTCACTATTTATGCCCACCGGATTAATAGCAGTGTATACCCCTACGGGGACACCAGGACGGGAATGTAACCCGAATGTCACCATTACAGTGCGTTTTTCACCTTTAGGTATTCCTGAGATGAATTCATGCTGCGAAACAAGATATTCGTTAGTCATATGATCTTGTTTTAGCGCAATAGTAGCGCTAAGTATTTTGCATGATTCGACCATTAGCCAACCTCAATTTCTGCTCAATTATTCACCAGGCCAATAGGAATTAGCATTGCCAAGGACCAGTGCTTAGAATCCGGTGGACCGTGGTTATCTCGCAGCTGTAAACTTCGAACCTTTAAGAATGCATCCACAAATGACTAATCCGGCGCAATCTTAGGCGGAGTCTGGAGCTGGTCACAAGCTTCTTCACGGCTCAAACTACTGGAGCGGCGTAGCTACCCAGAACAAACCAGGCTAAGAACGTGACAGCGACGATAAACACCAACACGGGGAAAGCACGCCCTTTCTCAAAAATCTCCTAGAGGAAGTTATTCCTCATCACCTTTAATCCGACGTCCCATGTACTTTTCGTACAGTTCGTCGAGCTCCTTCAGGCGCAGAGACACGATACGCAACATATTCTGCTGCTCTTCTTCGTTTGGTAGTTGATTGTAGAGTTCCAACAATCTCCGTTCGTCATGTCTCAAGCCGTCCTTTGCATCCACGTCCTGACCTAGAACCCACTCAAGACTAACACCCAACGCATCGGCAAGTTTTATTGCTGAGCTTTTTCCTATCGCACCTCTGACAAACCAGTTATTGACTGACTGTGCGCTCACACCACAGATCCTCGCTATATCCGCTTTGGATATGCGCTTCTTATCGATGATCTCATTTAATCGCCGAACCTGCGGGTTATCTGTTTGGTGTGTGTTTTTTCTCATATATCAAGATTCTAAACTAAAAGTTTATCTCCTCAACATTCATAATGTTGACTTAAATATAAACATAATGTTTAATTTGGCTTGTTATTACTTGGAGCCAAATATGAAAGCACTTGATAAAGCAATAAGCATTGCAGGGGGCGCAACCCGTTTAGCAGAAAAGCTCGATGTATCTTCAATGACGGTCAGCCACTGGCGTCACCGTGAAAATGGAGTTGTACCGGCTAACCGTGTCATTCCTATCTTCAATGCTACAGGTGTAACTCCACATGAGTTACGCCCTGACCTGTACCTAAACCCAACGGATGGATTACCAGCACCGGAAGTGAGGCCGTGACCATGCATGCCATTTCTTATCAACAAAATACCGGATTACATCCGGGGGCGATGATAAATCGCAATCAGCCAAGCGCGGCAGATAAGCACGAACAGATACGCGATGCCGTTCGTGCCTGGGCTGCGTCACTCGATAACCAGGATGTCGTTGCCGGGGTCATCGTTGAGGAGTGGGAGCGACAGGGCGGCGCCGGGCTGGAATTTCCCGAAGACCTGAGCCGTAAGCGTCAGAAACTCTTCCGCTGGCTCGATGGTGATACGGAGTATGCGCGTAAAAACATCAGCCTGCTGTCGCCTGCGATCATCGCCGTTCTACCGCTTGAATTCCGTGGCCGCCTGGTACCTCAGGACTGCTTTATGACGCGTTATGCAGCGATGGAGAAGGAGATCGGCGAGGCGAAACGCGCGGTGATTTTGAGGGCGCCGCAGCACCAGCTGGTGAAAGAGGTGAGGGAGGGCATTGAACATCTGCTGGCGCTTCTGCCTGGGGAGGCTGTTGTTCAGGTTCTGAGTGGTCTCGCAGTCATGGGCCCTGGCGTCATGTGAGGTGTGCAGTGAATCATGTCGAATTTATTGAAAAGCACGTTCGCGAAGAACTTATCCGGCAGGGCTTCACCGCAGCTGTGGCGCAGGGGGGGGGCATTTCAGGCCGTCGATATGTACAAGCGAATGTCTCAGGCAAGTCGTAAGGGGAGAATTTTCGATGATGTTTTGCGTCACGCGAAGTTATGGGCAGAAAAACAGACAGTGCCGGCCGATCGGTTTGAGTCGAAGCGCATCAAGCGCGGTAAGCAGCAGGGGCTGTTCTAAAAGGGTGAAAGCCGCGGTGAGGGGTCACCAACGGCTTTCGGGTGCAAAAACGGGACGTAATTGCGAGGTCATTATGACAAACGCATGTACTAAACACCAGGCTAAAGGGGCATAGCATGTCAAATGTCGCTTATGCCGATTTTGCGGCACGTAGTGCCATCAGGAGCAACCGGATGGAGAACCAGAAGACCGGATTCATCCCGTTGTACCGGAGCGTACTGAAGAAGCCCTGGGCGAAAGATGTGTTCCTGCGCACGTTGTGGGAGAACCTTCTTTTGGGTGCTGCACGTCAGCCCTACACGGCGAACTTTAAAGGCCGTCAATGGCCCTTACAAACCGGACAACTGGTAACCACAACGGCCGATTTGGGGCTGAAATTATGCGACCGGGAAGGGAAGCCGAGTAGTCGCCACGCCGTGGACAGGATGCTTGATGTTTTCGAGCGCGAAGGAATGATTTCTCGTTCTGGAGAGAAGCGAAAAGGCACTGTGATAACCATCACAAATTATGAGCAATATGCTCAAAAAATAGACGATTTACCCGCGCAATTCCCCGCGCATAACGGCGAGCATTTCACCGCGCATGACGAAGCCAGTAGTGGCGCGGCTTGCGAGGGACATGCCGCGCATTTACCCGCGCATAAGACCGCGCAATTCCCCGCGCATCATGAACAACAATATAATAACAACAATATAAATAATAAGATCTCTTCGTCTCGGAATTCTGAAGAATCCCGAAACGAGGCGACTCAAAAATTCCTCTCTCGTCACCCTGAAGCTGCTGACGGAATTTACACCCCGGCAGGTAAATCATGGGGAACTGCTGACGATCTCAAAGCCGCTCGCTGGATTCATTCTCTGCGCCTGACGGTCAATGCCAGCCTGAGCGAACCGAAATGGGTCGAATGGGCTAACACAATCCGCCTGATGCGCGTCCAGGACAAACGTACGCACTTCGAGATTTGCGATCTGTTCAAGTGGGCCAACAAGGATGATTTCTGGAAAGACAACATCCTCAGCCCGTCAAGCCTGCGCAGGAAGTGGGACGACCTGACTACCAAGCGCCTGCGCAGCGGTGGACAGCCAACGAAGACCACTGCGAAGGGCAAGGTCGATTTCAACAACACAGACTGGATCAACGGGGTGTTCGATGAAAAGTCTTTCTGAGCAGATGGTCAGCATAGACCGTGAAAATTTTGCGCGCATAGCACGCGGCATGCCGGAATTGCCGGATGTGCAGGACACGCCCGCCGAGCAGACCGCTGAAATCTTCAACGCGCTGTTTAGCGCCTTGCGTGCAGCATTCCCGGCCAGCGTGCATAGCTTCAGCGACCAGTCTGAGTTTGACGAACTGCGCCGCCAGTGGGCTCTGGCATTTCGTGAAAACGGGATCACCACCATGGAACAAGTGAACGCCGGGCTGCGCATTGCACGTCGCCAGGAACGTCCGTTCCTACCGTCGCCAGGTCAGTTCATCGCATGGTGCCGGGAAGGTCATGGCGCCCTCGGTATCACCGTTGACGATGTCATGTCTGAATACTGGCGCTGGCGAAAGCTGGTTTTTCGCTACCCGACCAGTGAGCAATATCCGTGGAGCCAGCCCGTGCTCTATCACATTTGCCTTGAACTGCGCAGACGCGGTACTGACGGCCAGCTCAGCGAGAAAGAACTTGTTCGCGTTGCTGGTGATCTACTCCACGACTGGGAAATGCGTGTTCTTGATGGAAAGCCTGTTCCACCAGTACGCCGGGCACTAACCGCACCAGCTCAGGACCGAGGCCCGACTCCGGCGCAGATGCTGATGGCGAAATACAAACAGCGAAAAGACGCTGGACTGATTTGAGAGGAAATCACATGGAAACCGTAATTCAGGCACTGGAAAAAATGGGGCGGGCGACATACCGCGAAGTTGCTGACCGTCTTGAAATCGACCCGGTTGATGCGCTCACCATGTTACGTGAGCAGCGTGATCAGGGGTTATGCGATTTTGGCGATGGCGGCTGGTTCCTCGGTACCGTGACAGGTCAGCCTCAGCAGTCAACGCCAACGGCTCCTGTGAATCCGGCGCCGCGTCTGAAAGGTGAGGAGCCGGAACCCGTTGATCCTGATGTCGTCCGACAGCAGCTGCGTGAGCATGGGGCAATGACGACCGTTTCGCTGGCTGCGGCCGTCAATCGTAATGCGCGCGGGATGGTCTCTGTTCTTCGCGCGCTGGAGCGCCAGGGCGTTGTGGTGAAGAACGGGAAGGGTAAAGGCGTCACCTGGTCCCTTGCTGTTGTGACAGAACCCGTTAAGCAAGAACCGGTACCGGAGGCACTTGCCGCGCCGGAAGAAGCAAAACCGGTCGAACAGATCGTGAGTGAAATCCCCTCGTTCACCGAAGGGTGCGCCGCAGTTGAAGCGGTACCAGCGGTGCGGGACATTTCTCGCGAAATCCGCCGTACCAGAAACAAGCTGGAGCAACTGACCAAACTGCGTGACGCGGTTCGTGTTATTAGTCGCCACAGAAATCTCGTTCAGCAGCTGACAGGGAGGGAATAACCGATGGCCAGAAAGAAAACCGACAAAGAACGCACCCTGATCATCAACCGGATCATCGAACTGGTGAAGGAGCAGGGGCGCATCACCACGAATGACGTCGTTGCGATGTTCGGTCTGCACCGGACCACAGCGGAGAAATATCTCCGCGTAGCAGTGGAGCAGGGTGGCCTGGTTCGTCACGGGCGCTGCGGTATCTTCCGTGACCTGCGGGCAACAATCGACTTTGACCTGAAACGTTTTTCACACAGCAAGGCGGCAGCATGATCACCGAGAAAGACAACGTTTTTTATTGTGACTGCGGTTTCTCCTTTGAGAGGGGGCGTAGCGGTGCGCATAGCTGTGAAACTGGTTTGCGTAAGAAAATTGCCGAGTCGGAAGCCCAGCTCACTGCGCTGGCTGCGGAGAATGCGGGGCTGAAGGCTGCGCACCCTCAGCCATTCGGACCTGAGATGATGAAGGCTCTGGATGCGTATGAGAAGCATCAGGATGAAACTCCTGAAACAGGCATGCTCGATGCGTTCTTTATCCTGCGTGACAGCATCCGCGTCGATACGACAACGACGGACGCTTTCCTGGCTGAAGTGCGGGCGCAGGGTGTGGAAATGTACGCAAAGGAGACTAGCGAATCTGACCAGGGCAATGGCTTGATGAAAGCAATCTGTCGTCGTGCCATTAAGTTCGCATCCCAGCTTCGCAAAGGAGTGCAGTCATGAGCAAGGATTTCAGTTATGTGAATTCCCATTATGGAGTGAATGCCTGTGTTGGGCGTCGCGTTGTGGCTTATGGCGAGCCAGGAACGATAGTGCGTGATTTCGGCCATTACATTGGCGTTGTGCTGGATACCGCGCCTTACCACTCACCCGAAAGGTACCACCCCACTGACGGCATCGAGTACGGCGAGGTCGTGGAGTATTCACCTCCAAAACTTACCGCCCGTAAATACAAGTCCAAAAGCAATTACCAGGATTTTCTGGATGCTGATAGCGGTCATGAATTCCATGAGTGGCTTGGTATCAACAAACCGCATGTGGACTACGACCGCAATGGAAATTGCCGTATGTATCGCATAGGAAAGTACTGGGATGAAAGTGTTTATGGCGATTGGAAGCCAACCAAGAAAGAAGCCAAAGCCAGCTACAAAGAAGCGCTGCGTAAGTCAAAACAGAAGGTCGCCCAATGAGCAACATCAACAAACAGGAGCTGCGTGAAGAGTTCCAGTACATGCAGGAGCATTACAGCGACCCTGCTGACCACGATCGCCAGGCGATTTACATCGCGGCTGAAGCGCTGCTGGATGAGCTGGAAGCCAAAGACAAGCGGATTGTTGAGCTATCACACCATCTCCAGTGCGCGCACGTCTTTATCGAACATACAGAGGCGTTTGGACACGCAGCTTCAAACGGGATTTTGTGCTGTGGTGATGCGCAGTGGAATATTGATGCGTCTAAGTCGGCTCTGGCCGCAGCCGGAAAAGGAGAGTGAGCATGGCAGAACGTTGGAAAATTTACCTACTCATCGCCTTCATTGGCATAACGTCAACACCGGTAAGCATGGCTGCTGCAAAAATTGACGTTCCTATATGGGCAATTATCGTTGGTCATTGCGGAATGATTATAGTTGGATTTATTGCCGCAGAAATGGGGAGGACTAACCCATGAGCACAATTACCAAAGAATGGCTCCTGAAGACAATCGCAGAGCTTGAAGAAGAGCGCGATGCTGTGCCCGGCGCAGTAAACGAAGACGCGGCTATGGCGTTCGCTGCGATGAAGCTGGCGCTGGCATCGCTCGAAGCGGAGGCTATGACGCAGGTTCTCTCAAGTCGAGCGGGTAACGATACATCGACTATTGATAAAGCTCTGCCAGAAGGAACTATGCTATACACCGCCCCGCCAGCGCCGGTATCAGTGACTGATATAAAATGGCCTGAAGAAAAATTCTGCCCTGCTGAATATGCCGGAAGCCAACTATGGGAAGAAACGGAAATTTGGAATAAGGCAATTGACGCATGTAAGGCAGCCTGCCGCGCCGCCATGCTTCAGGGTGCCGACGGCAACATTGGTAAACCGCTAACCATCAAACTACCTGACATCAGTTCAAAGGCCTTCTGGAGCGGTACCGGGAAGAATGAGACCTTCCACCCTGAAACCTACCGCCGCTGGGTGAAAGAAGCTATCGAAACCAGCTGTACCATCGCCCGTGTCGATGTGGAGGTGAAATAGTGGATCCTTTACTCCAATACGCTTGCAGACGGGTTACCGAACTGGAAACCCTTCTGCTGGTGGACGTGGACGTGGACGTGGACGTGGATGTGGATGTGGATGTGGATGTGGATGTGGATGTGGATGAGGTCTTCGTGCCTGGTGATATTTGCAGGCATATTTGCCAAGGCTCCGAATCAAAGAAGGATATGTGGTAGGGAGGAATCGTATTAAAATGCAGGAAAATGCTTACTTATCTGATTTTGCGTACAGCAAATTAATGTTCTTCCAACATCAGGGTTGACTTAAATGATCTGTGTATCTTGTTGATTTAAAGCAATAAATAATTTTAGTTGTGGCTTGTGTTAATTTTTGATTGATCTTTTGATGTCTTCTGATTTGCTTCTTTTTCAAAAGGATAGGCCGATCGATGAAAAAAAGATTGATCGGTCTACCCTTTGATTCTAGACTATAAGTACTGTTGTAATTTGAGATACAAGCATGACCCGCAATTATTCAACTCAAGCTTTCTTCGATTTCCTCGTAGATTTGCCCTCATTAGGGCTTATCAATGAGGCAACTGCACGTAATTTGAAGAATTCTGCATTGCTTCTGCTTTCAGCAGTAGAAATTCGCAATGACGATGATGTTCGCAATCTGGATGTTGAGGAGTTGATTAATAGTTATGTTGAGAGTCAGCCAACCAGACCTGGAGACTCGAGCATCCAGACCTACCAAAGCCGATTCAAAAGCGCAGTTAATAAATTCGAGGAGTATGTGCGAGTGGGTACAATCGTGAACCTGGCGGACACTGATGGAAATCTTGATGGTTTTGACGCTGTGGAACTGAAGCTTGAAAAGGCGAAGCAAGGTAAGCGGGAGAAAGCGCAAACTTTCAATTTGCCAATTGTTGTTCGCCCAGAAACAGGAGCGATGATAACAGTTCAGGGGTTACCTACAGACCTCACAACTGAAGAAGCCGAGCGCATTATGACTGTATTGAAAGCATATGTACGGTCTTAAAAAGAATTTGGGCCCTTCCTCGCCAAAGGAAGAGCCCGGATTGGGGATGCGGAGCACCCGCAACCAGTACTGCATCGACACCAGTACAGTAGCGGATCCCTACATTTATTTCAAGTTCTCAGGGCAGTGCTCGCCTGGGGCGAGATCTGTATATGTCATTAAAAGACATTGCTACAAAACCTCTTCCACCGGGGTTCCGCTGGGTTAGATGTCGTTTTCGCAGAGCACCTGCGAAAGCAGGAACACCAGACTCTGAACGTCGAGTGTTAGACGCACATGCCTATGGCTACAAATGCTGGTCTTTCCCTGTAAGAACAAAACAATAAAAATCAAACCCGCTTCGGCGGGTTTTTTCTTTCTCATTAATCCGTTGCGGCAACGCTGTGTCTCCGCCATTCGCTGAGGCGCTGGTGAGGGCGAATCTTCCTGATCTTTGTGTGCCGAGAGAGTTGGCGGCCTGATGACAAGCGATATCGTATTGTGGTTAATATCGCCACTTTCTCTGAGGAAAATCCTAATTTTTAGGCTTCTGCTTTGTCTCGACACTTTGCTGATGAATAATCTTGTCAGAAAAACATCCAAGGACTAATTGTGAAAAAACTCATTCTTCTGGGCATGGTGCTTCCTGTGTTATCAGGCTGCGTGATTAAAGAACAAACAAGATATGTGGAATCTCCAGTTGCTACCAATCTCAACAATGCGGCCAATAATCAGGCTGGTGCTGCCACAAAAAAATGCAGCATCACGAATTATAAAGCAGCAAAACTTGATAGCCAGTCTCCATCAGGGACTGTGATTATTGATTACGGTAATCGTTTCGATATTATGTTTGAAAATTTTGGAAACGGTGAGGTTTTTCATAGTCCTATACTGAATATTGCGAAAGAAAATATGATTATTGGCTATTCAGGTAGCATGATGTATAGCAAGGGTGACCTGCTCCCCGTTGATTAGTACACCCCGATGTTAGTAATGTCTTCATAAGCCACATGAGGACATCCCCATGAAGAAGCGTTTTTCCGACGAACAGATCATCAGTATTCTCCGCGAAGCCGAAGCTGGGGTACCCGCCCGTGAACTCTGCCGCAAGCATGCCATTTCCGATGCCACGTTTTACACCTGGCGTAAGAAGTATGGCGGTATGGAGGTGCCTGAAGTTAAGCGCCTGAAGTCGCTTGAGGAAGAGAACACCAGACTCAAGAAGCTGCTTGCCGAAGCCATGCTGGATAAAGAGGCGCTTCAGGTGGCTCTTGGGCGAAAGTACTGACGACAGACCAGAAGCGGGAAGCCGTGATGTTGATGTGTGATGCGACCGGTCTGTCGCAACGTCGTGCCTGCAGGCTTACAGGTTTATCCCTGTCGACCTGCCGCTATGAGGCTCACCGTCCGGCTGCTGATGCGCATTTATCAGGGCGCATCACTGAGCTGGCACTGGAGCGCAGGCGTTTTGGCTACCGTCGTATTTGGCAGTTGCTGCGCCGTGAAGGGCTTCATGTTAATCATAAGCGCGTGTACCGGCTTTATCACCTCAGTGGCCTGGGCGTAAAACGCAGAAGACGTCGTAAAGGGCTGGCAACAGAACGTCTGCCGCTGCTCCGTCCGGCGGCGCCCAATCTGACCTGGTCGATGGATTTCGTCATGGACGCACTTTCCACCGGTCGCAGGATCAAGTGTCTTACCTGCGTCGATGATTTCACAAAGGAATGCCTGACGGTCACTGTTGCCTTTGGGATTTCAGGCGTTCAGGTCACGCGTATTCTGGACAGCATTGCACTGTTTCGAGGCTATCCGGCGACGATAAGAACTGACCAGGGGCCGGAGTTCACTTGCCGTGCACTGGATCAATGGGCCTTTGAGCATGGTGTTGAGTTGCGCTTAATCCAGCCGGGCAAGCCAACGCAGAACGGATTTATTGAGAGCTTTAACGGACGATTTCGCGATGAATGTTTGAATGAGCACTGGTTCAGCGATATCGTTCATGCCAGGAAAATTATTAATGACTGGCGGCAGGATTATAACGAATGCCGCCCGCACTCCACGCTGAATTATCAGACACCGTCTGAATTTGCAGCGGGCTGGAGAAAGGGTCATTCTGAGAATGAAGATTCCGACGTTACTAACTGAGTGTTGTATCTAATCGTGGGGGCAGGTCACAGGCTACAGGACAGGCGGTTGATAAGACAATTTCCAATTTCAAGAAATTGTATGACTCACCGACCAAAGCCTCTGAGGAGTTAAACAAAACTCTCCATTATCTAACTGCGGCTCAATTTGAGTATATTTCTGCTCTTGAACGTCGAGGCGATAAGGAAGAGGCAGGGGAATATGCTGCTGACGCCTACAGCAAGGCCGAGCAACAGCGTGCACAGACAGCGATTAATAATTTAGGTCTCATTGAGACGGCGATTAGGTCTGCGACTAACAGATGGAAAGAGTTCTGGGATGCAGCATTAAATATTGGAAGACCGCAAACTGAGGCTTATCAACTTGAGCAAGTAAACAAGACAATAAATCAGATTTACGCAGACAGGGAGAAGTCCGGTAGAGGTGATTTATTCTCAGAGGGGCTGAAGAACCTACTGGAGCAAAAGAAGCAACTTGAGTTTGTTGTTAAATCTCAGGAAGGTTACAACAAGGCTCAGGCTGAATTTAATAAAGTTAATGATGATGGTATCCAGGCACAGAGCGTCATTAACCGCTATCTTGATGCAGGAACGACTGCGGCAGAGAAAAGGACTCTGGCCCAGAAGGAGTTGAACAAGGCAATCGCTGACAACGCCAAGGCAGCAAAAGCAGGGACTGCAACATTATGGACTTCTGATGAAATTGAGAAGGCCCGCGCTGGGATTGAGAAACTTTATAAGGATCCTAAAACGCCTAAAGCGAAGGGGGTCACCACTCCGGCAGGGTATCGCGCAGAAGAAACAGCACAGGCCGAACTGCTCACGCTCCAGGCTCAGTTAAAAACGCTCCGTGAGCACACATCGGTAAATGACGTTATCAGCCAACAGCGTAAGGATTTGTGGGAGTTTGATAACAAAATTGCAGTACTCGAAGAGGCTTCCGGTAAGCGCCAGTTAAGCTACCAGGAAACATCACTACTTGCACACAAGGAAGCGACTAGGCACATCAAGGAACAACTGGCAGCTGTAGGCGATCAGATTGAGAAGCAGAAGAAGCTAAACAATCTTTTGGATAGTGCTCAGAAGCTACAGCGTCAGCAAGAGGCTAAACGTGCCGAGGTTGCCTTACTCGCTACAGGGGTATCATCCCGAGATGCTCAGAGAGGGATGGAACTCGATCGTATCGAGAAAGAGTACGCTCTAAATCCTAAGGCTCAGGCGAAAGCGCTTTCTGAAATGCGCAAAACCTATAAAGCGCAGGACTCGCTTGAACAGAACTGGCGAGCTGGTGCTGTTAATGGGCTGAATGAATATCTTCAGACGGCGCAGAACGTTTATTCTTCAGTGTCGCAGGCAGCGCAAACTGCCCTCGGAGGTATTTCCGACATGATGACCAGCCTTGTTACAACAGGAACGGCATCTTTCAGACAGTTTGCGGCATCCATCCTCAAAATGATTGTTGAGATTATTAACCGATTGCTTGTTGCTTGGGCGGTACAGAAAGCCCTTGGTTGGATTTCTGGCTCATTCAACCCTCAAGGCGGGGGGGAAGGTAGCCCAAGTTTCGTTGGTCCGATACAACAGAAATGGGATGGCGGATACACTGGCGATGGCGGAAAATTCGAGCCAAAAGGCATCGTTCACGGCGGTGAGTTTGTATTCACCAAAGAGGCAACGTCTGCATTGGGTGTGGGTAATCTTTATGCCCTAATGCGTAACGCTCAGGGTTACGCTGACGGCGGGTTCGTTGGCCGTGCGCCTATGTATGGATTAAGCAGTAATGCCGGGGCGGGCAATACTCCGCAGATTAATGTGGACATATACATTGATAACAAAGGAAACTCGACATCGCAGACCTCAGCATCATCCAATGCCGCCGCTGTTGATAAAGCCCTGGGGGACCGAATTAAGTATGAGGTCAGTGAGGGGATTCGCAGGGCCCTAAAAAATGGTGGTCAGATCTACAATGCTTACCAAAGGTAATTAACATGAAAGATAGCTTTAATTTTAAGACCCGCAGTATTGAAGTTTTTGAAGATGATGGCAAGAAGGTGATTACAGCAGCAGTGGATGTCAGCATTGAGGATCTCAGCACCCACATGACCGTTTACGCAACAATTCCTTATGATGAGAAATTAACCATTTCCCAGGTTGAGGAGCAGTTGGTTGCGAAGGCAAAATCAAAGCTGAAGGCTATTGCTGAGTTCATCTGATCGTTACATTTCGCCCCCTTGATTAGTAAAAGCAGACGGCCCGCTTCGGCGGGTTTTTCCGTTGGTTGATTCCTGTTAGGATTGAGACATTTTTCACCTATCGGGGGAGCGCAACTGTGAGCGATGATGGATGGGAGTTAGACCCACTTTTTGATGAAGCAGTTCGTTATGTTGTGACGCAGAGAAAAGTCTCAGTTAGCGGAATCCAAAGGCAATTCAGAATCGGTTATAACCGTGCAGCTACGTTAGTTGAACAAATGGAGGATGCTGGCGTCATTAGTGAGCAGGGGCATAATGGTAATCGGGAAGTTATGACTGAACTGTCTGAGTGGGATATTTCCAAGATAGAGGCTCTGAAACGTAACCGGTTTAAACAGCGTAACGACGAATTGAAGGAGAAAATAGCCCTTGCGAATTCTGTTCCGGAACAGCAAAGAATATCTGCCATAACGAATCGGAAAATTGTGATTTGGCTAGAGGATACTGGATCTCTATCTCCATCTGGTTTTCAAGTTTTTCGGTTGAGATCGTTTTCTCCTTTTTCATATTTAGCTGCACATCAAAAAAACATGATAAAATCTGATGATGTTGAATATTCAGATATTATCGATGGGTATAAATTTATCGCTACAATGCAGATGAGAACGCCTGCAAGCGTACTCAGTCAGCATGGACGGATTGAGAAGGTACCTGTCCATAGGTTACCTCGTATAGTTAGACAGGAATGGCAGGGTACATGGCTACCTAATCCCAAGAACTTTAGGGATATGGGATTGGATATTGATGAGATGCCTCCCGGGACAATGGCATCAGATGTTGGACAAGTCCCGGCTGATGGTGGGGACTACCTGAGATTTCTTCTGTTCATTAATCATATTAAGAGCCTTGAAGTCGACACCACTAAGAAAAAAGAGTTGACCCGAACCGCTTACTTTATGGTCGGCCAGGATGGTGAGCCACTTAGTAAATTCATGGATAAATTTGGTGATAATCTCGAACAAATATCTTCAAGGCTGGCGAGGGAATTATGAACGCTAAATATTTGATGGCTGGTGGTTTATTGCTCATGGTTTCCGGGTGTGGAGACGTTGGCGGAGACTCTATCAACGTTGCAAAGCAGGTAGTATCAAAGCAATATCCCGCAACTGCGGTGATTACATTCAAGAGTGCAAGTTATTACCCCAAAAAAGATGGTGAGGGAATGGTCTGTGGTGAATTTTCAAATAATGGCGGTACCAGCCGTTTCATTGTTGCAACCGTTCCACAAAATGAATCAATAAAAGCGACCACTCCGTTTATCGAAAATGCTGGGACTTCCGCAGAGACGATAAGTTTATTATGGAATTCAGAATGTAAATAGATCTCTTATACTCTACACCCAACCCGCTTCGGCGGGTTTTTTTATGGAGCAAATATGGCAGTTGAAACATACAGCTGGCGCTCGCAGCTCGGTGCTGGCGCGATTGAATATAGCCAGGCGGTACGCGCAGCGCAGTTCGGTGATGGCTATGAGCAGGTGGCCGATAACGGGATTAACTCCACGGCTATTCAGGTGCCCATGAAGCACACTGGCGCCGAGTCAGAAGTGGACAGGATTCGTGATTTCCTCCTTGCTCATACCGTGAAGGCTTTCATCATTACGCCGCCAGGTGAAGAGAAGGGACTTTACCGCGTAGTAGCCGATTCGATTCGTAAAACGCAGATCAGCAGCAAATATGCTGAGTTGACGTTCACCATCAAACGGGCTTACGGAGTGTACGCATAATGGCATTAGTCGATCAGGCGGCGATGCTGGCTCCGGGTGGCAGGGTCCGCCTGGTTGAAGTTGACGCCTCAGAGTTCAGTGGCGGGATCCACCGATTCCACTACGCACCTTTCCCCCATACACCCGAAGAGATCGATGTTGCCAATGGAGATGAACAAAAGCTCGGACCCAAGCCAATCGTCTTCGGTGGCAATACCTACGATTTTTGGCCGTTTCAGGTATCAGGCCTGGAGCTTTCAACAGACCAGGCGGCGGAGCCCACCCTGAGCGTCTCAAACCTTGACGGCCATATCACTGCGCTGTGCCTGCAATTTAAGGACATGGTTAACGCCAGGGTGAGCATTATTGATACCTATGCGGTCTATCTCGATGCCGTAAATTACCCTGGTGGCGTAAACCCTACAGCTGATTCGTCAATGTTCACGCTTCAGACCTTCTGGCTTGACACCAAAACCTCCGAAGATGATGAGGTGGTTACCTGGGCACTCAGCAGCCCGGCCGATTTGCAGAGCCTTGTGATCCCCACCCGACAAATCACATCGCTTTGTGAATGGGCGCTGCGCGGCCAGTACCGTAGCGGCGATGGATGCACCTATAACGGTACTGCGTATTTCGACGCGAAAGGAAACCCAGTATCAGATCCTACCCTTGATGTTTGTGGCGGTTGTCTCAGTGACTGCCGTAAACGATTTGGCGCTGGCCTGGCTGATCCTGACGCGGCAATCCTCGATTTTGGTGGCTTCCCGGCAACCGTTCTCTTCACCCGATAACCGGACGTACCAATGAATAAAACCATAATGGCAGCTATCCGGGCGCATGCGCTGGAGGAGTCCCCGCGCGAGTGCTGTGGCTTCGTTATTCAGTCTGGCCGTCGCCAGCGCTACATTCCTGTGCCGAATACGCACGAAAATCCGACAGAGCATTTTCGCATCGACGGCGAGCACTGGGCTAACGCCGAAGATATCGGGACGATTATTCGCGTCATCCACTCCCACCCGGGCGACGGTGCCCGGCCTATTCCGTCCGATCTGGACCGCCAGCAGTGCAACAACTCCGGCGTGATCTGGGGTATCTACTCACCTGATAGCGATGAATACGCCGAGATAATGCCGGAGGCGGTGCCGCTTATTGGGCGTCCGTTTATCCTGGGCTCGAATGACTGCTGGGGGCTGATTATGGACTGGCATGCCATCCAGGGCGTCACGCTAAACGATTTTCGCGTCGATTACCCGTGGTGGGAAAGCCAGTACCCGGACAACCTCTATTTCGAAAACTGGGAGCGGGAAGGGTTCGTCGAGTGCGATCCGGCACCAGGCTGCATGGTCATCATGCAGGTTGATTCTGATAAGTGGAACCACGCGGGCATCATCACTGAAGAAGGTGAACTGCTCCACCACCTTTACGGCCAGCCTTCCTGCATTAACCCGTATGCCCGAGGCTATTTCAAAGACCGCACGATGATCTGCGTTCGTCACAAAGACCTGCCGCAGGAGATAAAGCCATGGCGCGTTTAACCACTATTCGTCTGTATGGCGCACTGGGCGCCCGGTTCGGGCGCGTGCATAAACTGGCAGTGCAGACATCTGCCGAAGCGGTCAAAGCCCTGTGTATCAACTTCGACGGGCTGGAAGACTATCTGATGAATGCAAAAAAAAATGGCATGACCTTCGCGGTGTTTCGCGGTAAGCGCAACATAGACGTGCAGGACTTCCAGGAGCTGGCAGGCGATAGCGATATTCGCATAGCGCCAGTTATGGAAGGGGCGAAGAAGGCTGGCATGTTCCAGACTATCCTCGGCGCCGTGATGGTTGTTGCTGGCGTAATTATTGGGGCAACGACCAACTGGACAGGTGTTGGCCTAACCTTTGGGGCGGGACTCATCATGTCTGGTGCATCAATGATGGCCGGCGGCATCTACCAGATGCTTTCGCCCCAGCCCAAAGGATTACAGGGTCGAGACGACCCTGACAATAAACCCTCGTATGCCTTCGGTGGCTCGGTGAATACACTTGCGATGGGAAACCCGGTCGCGCTTCTCTATGGCGTCCGTGAGATTGGCGGCGCCATCATCAGCGCTGGCATAGTCGCCGAAGACATCTGATAACTCCTTTCTGAATATCAAGCACCCAGTCGGGTGCTTTTTTTATGGATGTAATATGGAAGCGATCACTGGTGCAAAGGGTGGCAGCCAGAAGCAGCACACACCTGTAGAACAGCCTGATTCGGCGCAGTCAATGGCGCGCTGCCGCATGCTGCTGGCGCTCGGGGAAGGTGAGTTTGCTGGTGGTCTGGATGCGACCAGCATTTTCCTGGACGGTACGCCGCTGGGAAACGCCGACGGAACGATGAACTTTGAAAACGTTTCCTGGGAATTTCGGCCGGGAACACAGACCCAGACGCCGATTCCGGGTTTCCCCGCAGTGGAGAACGAAACTACGGTTGGCGTATCTCTGACAAAAGCCACGCCCTGGACGCGCGCGCTGAGTAACACCCAGATTGACGCTGTGCTCGTTCGCATTGGTATTCCGGGTTTGCAGCAGCAGGAAAACGACGGGGATATTGTCGGCACTACCGTAAAGTACCATATCGATCTTGCTGTAGATGGTGGTGCGTTCTCTACGGTCATGACAAGAACCGTGACAGAGAAACTCAGTTCTCTCTATGAACTGACCCATCGCATTAATCTTCCGAAAGCCAGTACAGGCTGGCAGATTCGCGTGGTACGCGACACCGACGACAGCACCAGCCAGATGTTGCAGAATAAAACGCAGGTACAGGCAATCACTGAGGTGATTGATGCGCGCCTGCGTTATCCCCATACGGCGCTGCTGTATGTGTCGTTCAACGCCAAATCGTTCAACAATATCCCGAAGGTTTCCTGTAAACCTAAGGGGCGCATTATCCGCATCCCTTCGAATTACGATCCGATAGCCCGAAGCTATAGCGGCACATGGGACGGGACGTTTAAGTGGGGCTGGACGAATAACCCAGCATGGATCTGGTTCGATGTGCTCACTGAGCCGCGTTTCGGACTTGGCCGACGCGTCACGGCGCAGATGCTGGATAAGTGGGAGCTTTACCGTATTGCCCAGCGTTGCGATCAGAAAGTACCTGACGGGAAGGGTGGCGACGGTACCGAGCCGCGCTTCATGTTTGATGTCTACATCCAGTCGCAGGCTGATGCGTGGCAGGTAATCAAAGACATCGCCGCAGGGTTCAATGGCATGACGTTCTGGGGCAACAACATGTTCAATGTTGTCTCGGACATGCCGGCGGATACGTCGAAGCTGCAAATCCTTACCCGCGCTTCGGTGGTGGGCAAACCGGTTTACTCGAGCGGCAGTGAAAAGACCCGCTTCTCCAGCGCGCTGATCAACTTCAGCGACCCTGACAATCACTATCAGGACCGCACAACAGCGGTGATGTTCCCGGACCTGGTTAAGCAGTTCAAGTTTAAGCAGACGCAGATCACCGCAATCGGCTGTACGCGCGAGAGCGAAGCACAGCGCCGGGGCGGATGGGCGGTGTATTCCAACTCACTCGACCGGATTATTACGCTACAGACCGGGCTTGATGGCTATGTCTACGTGCCGGGTACAGTGTTTGCATTTGCTGACGAACGCCTTTCAGGGCGTGTTTATGGCGGGCGTTTAACCGGATATAACGCCGGGTTGAAGGCTGTGACAACCGATCGGGGTACCAGTGCCGTTGCGGGTGACACACTGATGATTCGCACACAGGGAGGTATCGTTGAAAGCAGGGTGATCCAGGCCGTAAACGGCACGCAGCTGGTGGTCGCCACTCCTTTCACGGCAGCGCCGTTACCCAACGCTGTATTCGTTATCGATGCCGGGCAGTTGCGCCTGCAATACTTCCGCGTTACGAACCTGAGATTTGATGATGAAGAAAATACCTTCACAATCATCGGGGCCGAATATAACGCATCAAAATATGATGCGGTCGACAACAATGCCCGCCTGGACACGCCGCCAATCAGTCTGATACCAACCGGCCTCGTCAACCAGCCGACCAATATCGTGGTAGCGAGCTATGACGCAGTGCGCCAGGGGCAGCGAGTGGCTACCCTGACGGCATCCTGGGATGCGCCAGTCGACAAGAACGGCAAACCACAGGCGGATGTCATAGCCTATCGGGTGCAGTGGAAGCGCGGCGACAATGAGTGGGTTAACGTACCGGAGACCGGTCTTCGCAATATCGAAGTGCCTGGCATCTTCGAGGGTGATTATCTGGTCCGTGTTCGCGCGATCAACTCCGGCGGTGCATCGAGTCTCTGGGCAACTTCCGCGCTTACACACCTGAAGGGACGCGCGGGTGAGGTACCCAAACCTGTCGGACTTAAGGCCTCCGAAGACGTCGTATTCGGAATCAACGTCACCTGGGGATTCCCGGCTAATACCGGCGACACCCTGAGCACTGAACTGCAATACAGCATTGCCGCTGACGGTTCGAATCCGATGCTTTTGGCATCTGTACCGTATCCGCAGAAACTTTATCAGCAGATGGGGCTGAAGGCGGGGCAGGAATTCTGGTACCAGGCGCGGCTTGTCGACAGGATCGGGAATCAGAGCGGATGGACCGACTGGGTGCGCGGGCAGGCCAGCATCGATGTATCCGATATCACCGATGCCATTCTGGAGGACATGAAAGGCTCCGATACGTTCAAAGACCTGATCGAGAACGCGGTGGACAGCAGCGGAAAACTGGCAGAACTGGCTGATGCAATCAAAGAGAACGCAGACGGCCTTGCTGCTGCGGTTGGCTCGAACAAGCAGACCGCTGAAGCAATCATCGGGAACGCGCTGGCTATTGCCGATGTTGTCGTGCGCCAGACAGCCCAACAGGGCGCTAACTCTGCGACATTCGAACAGCTCCGGGAGGTGATCGCTACTGAAACGGAGGCGCGCGTAACGGATGTTACCCGTCTTGAGGCAAAAACTGCGCAGAACGAGGCGGGAGTTACCGAGGTAAGGCAGGCTCTGTCAGATGAAACTCAGGCAAGGGCTACTGCTGTTGACCAGCTCACTGCGAGTACTCAGGTCATTTCTGATAAAGCTGATTCGGCTTCGAGTAAAGCTGACGCTGCATCAGGTAAGGCAGATGCGGCCGAACAAGCCAGCTCGCAAAATACTGCTGATATCACCACGTTGCGACAGGTTGTCACCGACACGACTTCATCAATGGCATCCCGTCTGGAGGAACTGGGAGCAAGGACAGATACTGCCAGCGGCGGCATTCAGAGTAACTCCATCGCGCTAATAACGAGTACGCTGGCGCAGGTTGATCAGCAGGTGAGACTCAGCGCGCAGTACGGTGATAGTAAGGCCAGCATCGATCGTATTGATAATGTTATGGCAAGCGACAGGGAGGCAACAGCGCGTTCGCTGCTGAGTTTGCAGGCTGACGTGAACGGCAATAAAGCATCCATCAACAGCCTGAACCAGACGTTCTCCGATTACCAGCAGGCCACGGCCACGCAGATAAACGGCATCACAGCGACCATCAACGGACATACCTCAGCCATTACCACTAACGCTCAGGCCATTGCGAACGTCAACGGCGACCTGAAGGCGATGTACAGCATCAAGGTCGGGTTATCCAGCAATGGTCAGTATTATGCGGCAGGGATGGGGATCGGTGTAGAGAATACGCCGTCCGGCATGCAGTCGCAGGTCATCTTCCTGGCTGACCGCTTCGCCGTCACTCACCAGGCCGGAGCCACGGTGACCTTACCGTTCGTTATCCAGAACGGGCAGGTAATTATCAGGGATACGGTAATAGGTGATGCCACTATCACCCGAGCGAAACTGGCTGAAACAATCAGCTCGGTTAATTACGTTCAGAACCAGGCTGGCCTGTCCATCAACTTTAGAACGGGGACGATCGAAAGCTACGGTTCGACGGCTGGTGAAGGGGCCATGAAGCAAACAAACGAAACTATCAGCGTTCGGGACTCAAACCGGGTGCTGAGGGTACAGATCGGGAGAATCACGGGCACATGGTAACGGGAGGCCTCTTACGGGGCCTCTTTTTTTTCAGGAGGACTGGATGGCGGAATATGGTGTTCAGACATGGGACGCCTCAGGCAATGTTAATAATTATGGCGTTAAGCCTGTCAGCGTTTGTGGCTATCTCCAGCTGGCCCAGAACCAGAAAACAGGCTCTTACACCGTAGCGCTTCCACCTGGTTGCAGGCTGACCTATTTTCAGAGCATGAACGGCGATCAGTTTGGTACGAGTCGGAGGAAGATCACCATTTCGGGGGGAACAGCAACAGTGTCAGCAGCAGGTGATACCGACTACTCAGCAGGGACTGAGCCTGCGGCAGCGGCTTATCTCATTTTCCAGATCGAGAGGGCATAAATGGCGGAGTATGGCGTTTTACTGACGACCACGAGCGGGGAAGTATGGGTGACCGCGAACAGCTCGCCAATCGCTCTTCAGGCGCGAAAGACAGCGGCACTTCAGGGAACATCGGGGTTCAATACCAAAGTGACGCACACATTCCCCGCAGGTCAGCCCGTTGTCGCGTTCGTTCATTGCACGGTTGAGGTCGAAATCACTCAGACGATAAGCGGGAACACCATCACGATTGATTTTCTCAGACCGAATGCAACCGGCACAGCGTACGTTTATTTTTTCTCTATTTTCCCGCAGACAAAGCCAGACTACGGGCTGGCTGTGTGGGATGCATCAAGGACGCTGATTTTAACAAACGAAACGCGCACGCTGAGCGATGTTGTCACCCTCGGTACCGCCGGGGTGGATGCCAGCTCAGGATACAACATCAATACAACTCTGACGGGGAAGTGGGCCTGCATGCCTGCCATGCTGGGACTAATTACCGGGGTTGTATCGGCTGGCGGTCAACCGCAGCCCTACTCGGCCATATACAAGAGCATGGCAAAACTTGAGGGAAGCAATACGCGGATATTTGCCAGGCCGCAGACAACCCCCGGCGGCAACCTTCAGAACGTTACGTATTCGAATCTGAGGAACGTGATTATGGCCATTAACTGCGCCAACTATGATTGATCGTTTTTAGCGATCAATTTTGAATAATTGATCTATCAAATCAATTATATCCCATTGATTCATATTGTTATTGTGTAGCTTCATGAATGCCCTGGGATATAACCCCTATGAAAAATATGATTCTTTGCCTGGCGGTAGCGGTATTGCTCTCCGGTTGCGCTGGCGTTATTGAGAAGCAGCAACCCGTATGCACCGGAACAGCCCTGATCGGCGGACAGGAAAGCAGCGTCCAGATCTACGGAGTCCGTAAACAAAACAATCAGACGCAGTACCGCGCCGGTTATCCCTTTAACTGGTCATGGGTGAGCGCCAACACGTTCACCAGCACCACCTGCCACTAACCCATTCAGTTTTGAACAAACCCCGCTCCGGCGGGGTTTTTTATTGCCTGGAGAAAACATGATTTATACTACTGGCACTATCGCCATCAGCGGAAATACCCTTACAGGTACCGGCACAAACTTCACTGCTGCTGGATCTCTTATTCGTAACGGATGTACCGTTATTGCAATGACCAGCCCTGTGCAGGTATTTCAGATTACCACCATTGGCAGCGCAACAAGTCTCACCGTAACGCCAGCGGCTAACCCAGCAGTTCCCGCCGGAACCCGATTTGCCATTCTTCTGAGTGACAGTCTGAGCGTGGATGGTCTGGCGCAGGATATCGCTGAAACCTTCACGATGTACCAGCGCTACATGAGTGGGTTCGCTGATGTGATGAACGGTACTACTGATGTCACTATTACCATTAATGGCACTGCAGTAACAGTACCAGGGCAGAAGTCACTAGCGAAGAAAGGAGCTAATAGTGACATTACAAGCTTGAGTGGATTGACGTCGGCGCTGAGCATAAGTCAGGGTGGTACAGGTGCAAAAAATGCTGCTGACGCTCGCACAAACCTCGGTTTGGGAAGTGCCGCCACCAAAGATGTTGGCCCCAATACTGGTAATGTCTTAGGAGTTGGGTATTTTGGTTTCGGCACTCCAACTATTAACGTTTTAGGAAGTACCGAATCAGGGTTTTATGGTATTGACGGCTCTGGTACTGCCTGGGCACCGCAAGCAGGATCGGGAATTGTATGCGGGTATGACCCAACGCGCCGACAGCAAATATTTACAGGAGCATCCGGCAATCTTTTTGTCCGGAACCTGGGTAGTGCTGCTATGAATACTCCTTCGTCCACCATTCCATGGACGCAGATGCAGGCGGTTGGGACATCTGATATCAACTTTAAGAAAGATATCACTGAACTTGATACGGATGTAGCGCTGGCTAATATCGACGCTATGGAATTCGTATCGTTCAGATATAAGAATGATGACAGTGGGGCGGTACGCCGTGGTGTAATCGCGCAGCAAATTGAAAAGATTGACCCGGAATACGTTCACAGCGCCGAGGGAGTGGGCAAAATGACCCTTGACCTTAGCCCATTGCTTATGGATGCTCTGGCCGCCATTAAGGCACTTAACGCAAAGGTAGCAGAACTTAGTAAACAGGTTGATGAGCTAAAACAGGGTGGAGCTTGATATACCTGAAGACAGCATATTGAAACGGCTTCGCTAAGAAAACCGCCGTCCGACTTAAGAAAGAACGGGCGGCGGCTGGTTGCTCAGTGTTCATGCCTGAGCAATCGCCGGAAATACATACTCAGCGAAGAAGGCGAAATTGTTAAAACGAAAGGGGCTCCTATAGATGTTCCTGCCAATAGCTGGATCGACGTTCGCCTCGATATGCCAGAGGATAGCATCTGGAAAACAAGAGCTTCCGAGGCTTATCTTGAACTGACAGAGCAGCCTGAGGACATTCAGCCTTAAAAATTAATAGGCGAACCCAAATTGATCTGCATCCCATTTGAAACTACTGTATATAAAAACAGTATTAAAGGGAGTGCAGATTATGCCCCGAATTTCAGATATTCAGGCCGCCTTTATTGCGGCCATAGAGCTTAACCCAAAGGGCTACCGCTACCTGAGAACAGACAGCTTTATAGAAAAGTTGCGTGGTTTTAACTGGCACTTCACCCGAGCCGACGCCAATGCATGGATAGAGCGCAATCAGCCAGGCTTCGCTGACAAGACGACAGACGGTAGCGATAACCGGTACTGGATCCTGAGAAACATGGGGAGGGTCCTCTGATGGGATTTGCATCACCTGCGACCGATTACGTCGAACGCCAACTTTCTCCATCCGTTCTGTGCAACATAGGGGCAGAAAGCAGGGTGCTTGAAACAGATGTTGGGTTTGCAGTCATTGAGCCAGCCACGAAAAAAAGGCCAGGAGATGTATTGTTAATTTTGTGCGACGGCCACACACAATTTGCAAAACTCATGGGCAAGGCGCTCATTACGGATGATGGTGAAGCGATAGAAGGCGAGGCTCTTGATGATGTTCGCCTTGTTGGCGTGGTTACGCATACCATTAGCCCGGTATGGGTCGACGACAATCCGGTGATGTGATGTTTGCCCTGGTAGATGTGAACTCGTTTTATGCGAGCTGTGAGACAATATTCAGGCCCGATTTGAGAGGACGGCCGGTGGTTGTTCTTTCAAATAATGACGGCTGCGTCATAGCGCGCAGCGCCGAGGCCAAAGCTGCTGGAATTACCATGGGAGAGCCTTTCTTCAAGCAAAAGGACTTATTCCGGCGCGCTGGCGTTGTTTGCTTCAGCAGCAACTATGAGCTCTACGCTGATATGTCGAACCGGGTCATGACTACGCTCGAGGAAATGAGCCCCCGCGTCGAAATTTACAGTATCGACGAAGCTTTTTGCGACCTGACAGGTGTCCGCAACTGCCGGGAGCTGACGGAGTTTGGCAAAGAGATTCGCGCTACGGTTCTGAAGCGCACGCACCTTACCGTTGGCGTTGGCATCGCGCAGACGAAAACCCTCGCTAAGCTGGCGAATCACGCTGCCAAGAAATGGCAGCGCCAGACTGGAGGGGTGGTTGATTTGTCCAATATCGAGCGCCAGCGCAGATTACTGGCTATCGTCCCGGTAGAGGATGTATGGGGGGTTGGCAGGCGAATCAGCAAGAAACTCAACGCCATGGGCATCAAAACGGCTCTGGACCTCTCTGAACAAAGCACATGGATTATCCGTAAACACTTTAACGTAGTACTCGAGCGAACGGTCCGAGAGTTGCGCGGCGAGCCATGCCTCGATCTGGAAGAGTTCGCACCAGCAAAGCAGGAAATTGTCTGTAGTCGGTCATTCGGCGAACGCGTTACTGAGTATGAACAGATGCGCCAGGCGATTTGCAGTTATGCGGCCCGTGGATCTGAAAAGCTACGCGGTGAGCACCAGTACTGCCGTTTTATCTCCGCTTTCGTCAAGACATCACCTTTTGCCCTTAATGAGCCGTATTACGGAAACAGCGCATCGTTAAGGCTGCTCACGCCAACTCAGGACAGCAGAGACATCATCAACGCCGCGGTAAAGTGTCTGGACAAAATATGGAAGGACGGTCACCGGTACCAGAAAGCGGGCGTCATGCTGGGTGACTTCTTCAGCCAGGGCGTGGCCCAGCTCAATCTGTTTGACGACAGTGCGCCTCGAGCTGGTAGCGAGAAGTTAATGGAAGTGCTGGATCACCTGAATGCAAAGGACGGAAAGGGAACGCTCTACTTTGCCGGGCAGGGAATACAGCAGCAGTGGCAAATGAAGCGAGAAATGCTGTCGCCTCGATATACCACGAGATATTCAGATTTGCTTAGAGTCCGATAAATTTTCTTGATGTCTTGGTCCGCTTTATTCCAGAAGGGGACGAAGAATTGCTATTGCAAAAAAATTAGTAGTTGAAAAGATGGCAAAATGAAGGAAGAATGTGCCAATATTGCTGAGGTTTAAAGGGATTTAGGGGCAAGATATGGGATTGTCTAATACAGTACAGAAAATCGTTATATCAACCATTGCGTTCAGCCTGGTCGCGGGATGTGCGCCGTTGCATCCTTCTGACTGCCATAAGACCACAGCTACGGGTAATTGCAGTTCAGGACGCTGGGATGATCAGGATGAATGGGGTAAGCAAGCTCGGGCAATCAGGGCGGCAATAAATGACAAACTTGATGAGCCTCAGAAATGGAAGGGAAAAAAATGCAGGTTGCATATTGAATTTGCTCAGGATGGCACGGCTTTAAAAATATCAACCAGCAATGGTAATAAAGCCTATTGCGAAGCGATTGAATCAGCAGCCCATAAAGCTAAATTCCCGGCCTTCAACAATCCGGAAGTCTACAGAGATTTTCAAAAATCCGGCTTTAATATGGGCGGATAGCAAGGCGATGCCTATCTAAATGTTCACTTCTCGCTCATTTAGAACGCGCCTGGTTTCTTTAACTTT